TGTATTCCAAACGTTCTATCGGCTTCATCGCCAATCATCAAATGTCAAGAATCAAATATGTTGTGGAAACGGGACTCAATGTCGTTAAGATTGCAAATTATCCGACTTCAGTACCCTGGGAAGCCATTTATTCAGAAAGTGCCCCCTGCTATCGGACTCTTAACTACCTAAAAGAGTACGATCGAAAAATGTACGATGTTCAACTCTCAAGACATCGGAAGCACGGAGGAGGAGAAGCTCTTGCAAGAGGTTTGTCAATATTCAATCAAGCAAAGAGCAATTACCATATGATTTCCGACGAACACAAGATGTTACACAGGAGAGCGACAGCGGTGGTGTCTGATATGTTTAAAAGCATGCCAGCCCGGGCTTACGTCCATCCCCTGAAACATTACGTGCCAACCGGATCTAACAGTGGTTTTCCTCACTTCAAGAAGCGGAACGAGATTATAGACGTAGTCATGGAAGAAGCGCAAGCTCTCAAGCATACTATTCGTCACTCTGGAATGAAGTTCAAAGACATTTTAGCTCCTCCAGTATGTATTTTCGTCAAAGCTGTGCCCTCTGATGTGGACAAGAACAGCACCCGACCAGTATGGTGTTTCCCTGCTGCCGTCTCAGTCCTCGAAGCTATGTTTTCAACAAGCCTCTATCGAACCATCTTCAAGTACGCAGGATCTTGCAACTTGCCTATTTGCGTTGGTAAAGGAGGCTTTGGAAGAGCCAGAAACTTCATCAACAGCTGCAGACCAGGCCAAGGAATATCAACTTCGGATTACGTCAAAGGGGACGCGAATCAGGCATCATGGCGAATTAAAAACGCCTTTTCGGTGCTTGAAGGATTAATCGACTTTACCAAATATGATGGACATCAAATTAGCCAGGAGGCTCAAGACGGGAACAAACGATTGTGGAACTACGTTCAGTGGTACTTCATCAACACACCATTCGTTTTCTACGACACTCTGTATCGCAAGAAAGCTGGTGTACCGTCTGGATCCAACTTCACTATGCTTGTCTGGATTATCATCAACCTGATAGACAAATGCTACACCAAGCTGAGAGTTGACGGAGGCAATGTTGCTAAGAGTGATGTCATTGCGGGGGGAGACGACGGAGGCGTTATCTTGTCCAACCCAAAAGAGCAC